AGCAGTTGGTGATACTAGAGCACAATTTATAGTTGGATTCCAAGAAGGATTTGATGGTATGAATCCGGCAACTCCAATTTATACTGGAACAAATATAAGTGAAACTAACTCACAAGGATTTGATTTATCAACATCTTTAAAAAGTGGTTCAGTAGCATATGGTAAACACATATCTGCATTATCTAACGCAGATGAATTTGATATCAATATGGTAGTAACTCCAGGTGTTATTAGAAGATTGCATACTTCAGTAGTAACTTCAGTTTTAGATATGGTTGAACAAAGAGATGATTGTTTCTATATTATGGATACAACGGCAGCAGGTGATTCAATTACACAAGCTACAACACAATCTGACGCAGTAGATTCAAATATGACTGCAACTTACTACCCATGGGTTAAGACAATTGATGTTAATACAAACAAATTAATTTCAGTTCCACCATCAGTATTACTTCCGGGTGTATTCGCATCAAACGATAGAGTAGCAGCTGAGTGGTTCGCACCAGCGGGTTTGAATAGAGGTGGATTAATAGGAGCAGTTAGTGTATTGAATAGATTGACTCAATCTGAAAAAGATGAATTATACGAAGGTAAAGTAAACCCAATCGTACAATTCCCAGGACAAGGTATTGTAGTATTCGGTCAAAAGACATTACAAGATAAACCATCTGCATTAGACAGAATTAATGTAAGAAGATTATTATTAACTGTAAGAAAATACATCGCATCTACTTCAAGATACTTAGTATTTGAACAAAACACTGCAGAGACAAGAAATAGATTCTTAAATATTGCTAACCCTTATTTAGAATCAATCCAACAAAGACAAGGTTTGTACGCATTCCGTGTTGTAATGGATGATTCAAATAATACTCCAGATGTAATTGATAGAAACATCCTTAAAGGTGCTATCTACTTACAACCAACTAAGACCGCTGAATTCATTCAAATTGATTTCAACATCTTACCAACTGGTGCAGCATTTAACGGATAATTTAAGAAATAGATATTTATATAAAAGAATAAAAAAATAAAGTAAAATGCCAGAAATATTAGAGTTTGATAAAATTTTCTATAAGAACTTTGAACCGAAGTTAAGTAATAGGTTCATTATGGAAATTAACGGTATAGAATCGTATATCATTAAAACTGCAAGTAGACCTACATTCACATCGGAAGTTGTTGAATTAGACCACATTAACGTAAAAAGAAAGATTAAAGGAAAATCTACATGGGATGATGTAAACATTACACTTTATGACCCAATCGTACCATCAGGTGCACAACAAGTTATGGAGTGGATTAGACAATCACATGAGTCGTTAACAGGTAGAGATGGATACGCTGCATTCTACAAAAAAGACATTACATTCTATATCTTAGGCCCGGTAGGTGATAAGGTAGAACAATGGACTTTAAAAGGTGCATTTATTACTCAAGCTAATTTCGGTGATTTAGATTGGAGTTCAAACGACCCAGTTGCAATTGAATTAACTTTAACTTACGATTACGCTATCTTAGAATTCTAATTTAGACTAAAAATAATAAACGAAAGGGATACCCACAAAGTATCCCTTTTATTTTTTTAAAAAGTGTATATATATTATTAAACACAAAGTTATATTTTATTATGGAACAAAACATAGAACAACAAGTTACAAGAGGGTTATCAACACCCGCTCAACAAACACAGAAAAAATCATACCCATTTCCAACGGAGGTTATTAGTTTAGCAAGTAAAGGATTAGTATATCCTGAAACACATCCGTTAGCATCTGGTGAAATTACTATTAAATTATTGACTGCAAAAGAAGAAGATATTTTAACTTCTACAAACTTAATTCGTAAAGGAATTGTTTTGGATAAGTTATTAGAATCTATAATTGTAGATAATAATATTAAAATGGATGATTTAGTAATTGGTGATAAAAACGCAATATTAGTTGCAAGTAGAGTATTAGCATATGGTCCTGAATACGATGTAGTAATTAACGACCCTATTGAAAATGAACCAGTAAATGTTAAAGTTGACATTTCTAAATTAAGTATTAAAGAAGTAGATGAATCAATATTAAATAGAAATAATGAATATGATTTTTTACTTCCAAAAACAAAAGTTGCAATTAAATTTAAATTGTTAACACATGCTGACGAAATGGCAATTCAAAAAGATACAGAAGCAAGTGAAAAAATATCAAAACAACCAAATGAAATTACATCTAGATATAGAAGAATTATTATAGAGGTGGATGGTAATAGAGATTTGGGTCATATCAGTAATTTTGTTATGAATCAATTACAGGCAGCAGATTCTAAAGCACTTAGAAAATATATAAATGAAATAACTCCGGATGTAGATTTTACATTTGAATATGTATCACCTTTTACCGGCGAAAAGGAGGCGTTAAAAGTACCAATTGGGGTAGACTTTTTTTACCCTGCCGACTAATTATTCACAATTCTTACACAAAAAGATATTTAGTTTAATATACAACTCCAATGGTGGATTTACTTGGCATGATGTGTATTATATGCCCGTGCGTTTAAGAGAATTTTATTGGAACGAATTAATAGAATCAAAAGAAACGGAGAGAGGTATTGCAGAAAATGTAAATAAACCTCCTAACAAATCCACTCCAACAAGTAAAACAATAAGGAGATAAAACGGATAAAATGATATTTATATAATGTAAAGTAATATAAACACTATGGCCAAAAGACGACCAAAAAATAATAATGTAAAAAACTCACGAATATCAAATTATGTTCCAGGAGAATCAAATGATTTAGCGTCCTCAATAAATAGGTTGATTCAGGTATTAGAAGATAATAGTAGAAAACCTAATGGTGGTGGAAATAAAGAAGAAAAAGATTCAGCAGCTGCATCCAGAAGTAAAAAAATGTTTAACAAATTGGGACTGGGTAAAGTTACTGATTTAGCAGAAACCTTTCTACCAAAAAGTGTAGTTAAAAAATTTCATAATTCGGTTGGTGAAAAAATGTTTGGTAAAGGTGCATTAAACAAAGGTGCAAAAGGCCTTTCATCTTTGGGTGGTAATTTATTAAGAATCGCAGGCCCCGCAGCTGCACTTGGTGGCCTTGCAAAAATGGCTTATGATTTTTGGAATAGTGGTGGTGCAGCAAAGGCATTATCTACAATGAAAATGATGTCCGGTAATAAAATGTTAGGAGCAGGTGGTATAGCCGAAATGTCCAAATCTTTAGAAGGTACTGAAGCATTTAGAAAAATTGACGCAGAATTTTTATATAAGAAACCTTTGGAATTAAAACAACAATTACAACAAGATGTTTTTAATTATGAGAAGCAAGGTGCAATGGAAATGCTTCAATATAATCAAAGTTTAGTAAAAGACCAAATTGAGTATGAAATTGGATTGAAAAAAGATGCATTGGTATTCGGTCAACAACAAGCAATGCAAACTTTGGATGCGGAGAATGAAAAAAGAAGTGCATTACAACAAATGGGACTTAGATTTATAACGAAATATCAAAAAATATCAGAAAGAGCTCTTAAAGCAGTGGGTAGTTCTTCTCAAGAGATTGCAACGGCAATGGGAAAATTCCAAACTGCGTTCGGATATGGTGCAAAATCAATGACCAAAATAACAGAACAAGCAGCTGCCCTTTCTAAATATTTTGGAGGGTCTACTGATGATGTTTTGAATATGACAAAGTTATTCAAAATTGGTGCAAAAATATCCGGTGAAATGGCATCTAATTTAATAGGTGGACTCGGTGTATTTGCAGAAAAAAATGGGTTAATAGCGTCTACACTTTTTGGTGAAATATCAAACGCTGCAGAAGAAATTGCAAAGTTTGCTGATATGAATTACAACAATTTAGTAAGGGAAGCTGGAATACTTAGTAAAATGTCAGTTTCATATAAAGAAATGTTAGGAGCAACTGACTCAATGGTGTTAAATTATAAAGATAGTATAAAATCTGAAATGAGTTTATCGGCAATGTTGGGCCGTAATGTAAATCTTTCAGAAGTAAGAGCTAGATTAATGGCCAATGATAGTGTCGGTGCTGCAAATGCATTAAAATCATCATTGGGTGGTATGGATATAAATGCAATGAATGCATTCCAAAGACAGGCATTGGCACAGGCAACAGGTATGAGTACAACCGCATTGATGGCACTACTACAAGGCAGTGGAGGAAGCATGAGTGGTGAATTATCAGCAAATGCAGAAGCTGGCAAACAAATAGCCGACCAAATGTTAAAAACCGAAGTTGCAAATGCAGGAAGAAAATTGGGATTAGAGCAAGCACAGAGATTAGAATTGTTAAAATTTGAACAAAAACAAAGATTAGTAATGCTAATGGCTGAACAGCAACAAAGACTGGCAGGAATTCAATTAGAAGCAGCATATAGAGCAAAGTGGTCATTATACTATGAGAAACAAAATATAAAGGATTTAGCTGCAGCTGAGGCTATGGTTGAAGCAGCAACAAGTGTCTTTGCAGCGGGTAACCTAAAACAACAAATGTCAGGAGCATTTGCAGCAAGTGGTGTGACAATGAAGGGGGCAGACCAACAAAATATTATAGGTGATTACCAAAAATTGGTAAAAGCTGGGTATATTAAAGATGACCAATTAGCCGAAGTTATGAAAAAAATGATGGATGCCAAAGACCCAACATCTGTATTAGACCAGTATGGATTAAAAGATTATAAAGAAAAAGTAGATAAAGAAATTGGTGCACAAAAAATTAAATTAGCCTCGTTCCAAAAACTTATAACAATGTATTCCAAATCATCTAGTGAGGAATATTTGGCGTATGAAGCAAAAGTAAAAAAGTCTTTTCCAAAAACATTTGAGCAATTTCAAGCTTCAGGAGGTGCACGATATATGAATGAAAATACTGCTTTTATGAAAAATTTAAGAGATATGGTAGGTTCAGTATCAATATCGGCCCCTGCAGGAACGGCAAAAGAAACTGCAAATTTGACAACTGCAGTTTCAACACTTAATACAACAATGAATGCAACTATACCTACTAATTTAGAAAAAACAACAGTTGCAGTTGCAGCAGGAACTAAACAGGCAAAAGATGATTCGTTCAATTTGAAAAATGTATTACAACAAATATTTCAAGCGGAAGCAAATGGATATACGAAATTATTAAGACAAGGTGAAGTTACAAATGAATTATTAAGTAATGTAATTGATGCAACACTACAAGGTAAAAATATTACTATGGATAGTACTAGAGTAAATAAAGCTTTACAAAAAGTAAAAAATAATCAATACGGATTGGGTAGTACTGTACAAACTACAACAGGTGTTACTGGATACGCATCATCAATAATAGCCGGATAATACTATAAATTGTATTAAAAGATATTTATATAAAATTGATTCTAATAAATGCAAACAATACAAGACCTTTTTAAGCAAAGAAGCAAAGAAATATACAGTAAAGATAATATTCGTATAGAGAGTAAAGGTATTCTTAATCCACCAAGAGGTATTGCATTACTTGCAGCATCTCCAAATCCAATAGCAGATTTAGTGGGTGGATTAATAGCAGGAAATAATGGTGGTGGTTCGGCAAATAGACCATCCGATACAATTTTTCGTAGTTTATCTCCACTTGCAAAACCGGTTTCACTATTGGCTCCAACCGCAGCATTACTTAGAGATTCCATAAAATCAGGAAGAGCTTATGTTGTAAAAACTTCACCAAATCCTTCTAATGAATTATTAAATATATTTGGAGGTGGTCAATCAACCGAAGGTATAGTAGCTAGTGGGATAAAACAATTTGGAAGTGTAGGTGCAATTAAAGAATTAGCCAGTTCATTAAAAATTCCAAAAAATGAAAGTTATCATCCAAGATTTGGTAAAAATAAAGCCGGAAAAACCAAAGGAGCAGAAATAAAGAATAGTGAGTATAAAACAGTTCATCAGTTGGATATAGATGGTGAAGAACGTAAAGGATTATTTGCAGGCAAATCAGTAAAATTAAGAACATTTAAAGAAAAAGCAGGTTGGTCAGGAGCAAATAAGTATATATTAGAAGAGGAAAAATTTGCAAATGAAAGTGGTTTAAATAAAGCTATAAATGAAAATAGAGATGTAAATCAAGTATGGGTTACATTCAAAAAATATGGTAATAACGAAATAGTTCCATTTGCAGGTGCAATATCTGGATTAAGTGAAGATGTTACAACGGAGTGGAGTGATGTTAAATATATTGGTTCACCATTTAAAACATATAGATATGGTGGTGTTGAAAGAAGCTTAAAATTTAATTTAAAAGTATACTATTATACGGTTACACAAAAAGAAAAAATGATTAAAAAAATAAATTATTTAAAATCATTGGCATTTCCATATGAAGAAGTTTCAACAATGTCTTATACCGAAGCAAATAGTACAATATATAATCAATATGCATTTTCTCCAAATTTATTTTACTTATCAATTGGTGATATGTATAAAAATGTTTTTGGTTTTGTAGAAAATATATCTTTTGTAGTAGATGATAATACTATATGGCCAAATGCCGATGTTAATGGTAATCAAGAAGGATTACATCCCGCGTTAAAAATAGTTGGATTGGAAAATGATAATCATTTATATCCATCAGTTATAGATGTATCTATTAGTATGAAAATAATAGAAAATCATAAAATAGAAAAAGGAACTGGTGGAATAACAAAATATAAATATGATTTTGATGGAATAACAAATAGTAACGAATATAATTCAGCTTATCCAATTTCAACACCATTTGTTATAGGTGAAACAAAACAATAAAAATGCCAAATAGATATCAATACGCAAATAATTTAAATTCAAAAGACACTAAAAAAAGATATTTAGGAAGTGTCATTTATCCAAGAATAAAACCAACGGATAATGATTTATATATAATATCCGAAGAAAGTGATAGATTGGATTTATTATCTTACAAATATTATAATGATATAAGTTTATGGTGGGTAATTGCAATTGCAAATAATTTAAATCAAGCATCTTTACATATTGAACCAGGTACTCAAATGAGAATACCATCAAATCTATCTGCGATATTAAATGAGTTTGAAAAAATAAATAAATAAGTTATGGAATTCCCATTTTTAGACCAATTAAAACCTTGGATAAAAAACAAATTTGATTACAGAAAAAATAATAAAGAACAATTAAATTTATTATCACCATTTGTAATATTATCATCCCCTGCAATAGTAACAAATCAACCTAATAATTCGGATGATATAGCTAAAATGTATTCATCAGGAAACTATCCAGCATCGGCATATAAAGGATGTGTTATATCAAATTCTACAAATGATAGTGATAGAACCTATGAAAAAAGTTTTAGTACAATAGGTAGAGATTTAGATGGTAATACTATTGTTGTCCCAGGTGAAAAAAACAGAAGAGTATCACCTCCCATTATACTTTCATTAGAAATAGATTCATTAAATGGTAACAATACTTTAAAAACGGCAAATTTAGAAATAAAAGTTTTTACATTAAAACAATTGGAAATGTTTGAACTTTTCTTTTTAAGACCTGGAATGAATGTTGTATTAGAATATGGCCATAATAGTGATATTAGAAAACCAAATACACCTCTTTGGGCAGGTTCTTTATGGTCTGGTAAAACAACAATAGATAAATATTTATTTGCAAAAAAATCACACACAAATTTTATAAAGGACTTTTTTGAAATTTATTCACAAAAAAATAAAACAACTAAAAAGGATTATATTGGAATTTTAGCAGAAACAAATGGTGATTATGATTTTATGGCCGGTAGAACTACAAATTTTTCATACACAATAGAATCCGATGGTTCATACAATGTAAAAATGGAAATATCTGCAGGAAATGAATTACAATTATGGACACCAATTAAACAGGGAAAATTATATGCCATTACTAGTACAAAAAAAGCACCAGTAACCGATGATTATAAAAGTTGGGTAGCAAAATTAGTTAGTGATTTTAATCTTCCAGTAGATATCTTAACGAATAAATTAAATAAAAATCAATGGTATGAAGATTTTTTTAATTGGGGATTAATTAATAACGATGCAAAAGATGAAACGTATAGTAAAACACCATATATTTCATTTAGATTGATACTACATTTATTGAATAATTTAGACTTATTTTTAACTAAAAAAGAAGTTCTAAATACAGACCAATATTATTATTTAAAAGATGAAAATGACAAAAATTCAGAAAAAATAGATATAATTCCTGTAAATTCTAGCAAATATTTAATTTCATCAAATGATTCTTTATTATTTCCTGGAGAGATACCTTCAATAGAAATATCCAAAGAGAAAAAAAATGTAATATACATAAACGAAAAAAAGAACTTAGAATGTAAAATAGGTGAAAAGAACAAATATCAATTTAATGTAACTAATGAAGAAGAAACTGAAAAAACACCAGCATTATTTACAATATATAATAGAAAGAATAAGGACAACGAACGAAGGATATATAAAAATGTTGGAAATTTATTAAATGTTTTTATAAGTTATGATTCTTTTTTAGACTCATATAATAAATCATATACTAAAGCTGATGTAATAAATTCAATATTATCATTGATAAGTGCCAATATGTATGGTATGTCTTATTTAAGATTACAAAAAGCATTAGATAAAGAAGGTGACAATAATTTAATAATAGTTGATGAAAAATTAAAAATTGAAAACCCCGTCCCACAAAAAAAAGAAAAAGAAAACATATATAGATTAAACATAGGTGCATCTGGTTCAATTATTGAAAATTTTGAATTTAAATTAGAATTAGATAACTTGATGCAAGCACAGGCTTTATATAATAGTAGATTTATATTAAATTCTAATAAAAATGGAAATAAAAATGATAATACTAAAGAAATTGTAGATTTAAGAACAAAATATGCAAATATAGACTATTCATATGCAAAAAATGCAGATGGATATTATTCATTAAATCCAATACTTGCAAAAGAAGTAGACGAAGCTTCAGAAATTAATGATTCTAATAAGGCCACTACAATAACACCCGTTACTAAAACAAAAGCTGAACAGGAAAAGGATAAATTAGCTGCAGAAAAACAGGCCCAAAAAGAAATAAAAAATACAGAAGAAGCTCTTAAAAAAAATATTGTTAGATTTAAAATGAATAGTAATGGTAAAACAGAACAAAAAAATAATTTAATATACAAAGATTCATCATTAATACAAGCAAAAATACCAAAAGCACCAACTGGTACGATTGGTTTAACATTTTTAGAAGCAACAATAACAATGGATGGTATTGCCGGAATAAGTTGTGGTGAATATTTTTTAATTGATGGTGTACCTGAAATTTATAATCAAAAGGGATATTTTCAAGTATTAAATGTAAAACATAGTATTAAAGAAAATAGATGGACAACAATATTAGAGATAGCGTATAGATTCACATTTGAATAAAAATGATATGTATAGTGATTTAGTAAAAAATAAAACATTTCCTCCATTGGATATACCACAGACAATAGTACCAATACCATCAGCTGATAATTATGATACGGGTGTGATTACAAGATATTTTATTCAAAAAGCAAATGACCCAAATGGTTTTGTTTTTGAAGTAAATTTTGATATTTTTCAAAGATTACAAGACAATCCATACTGGATAACAGACGATATGCCTTGGAGAATCACCGGCCCAAAAGAAAAAATATATAATGGTATTGGTGAATTATTGGATAGTGGGGTAATAGAATCAAACAAATCTTCAATTTCTATGACATCTTTTAAAATAAAAAACATAGGTTTATATTTACCAAACTTACTTCAATTTTATAAATGATAAAAATCATATAAAAATTTGGTAATTAAAATAATTTTCACTATATTTAATTATATAAAACAAATTAGTTATGAAAGAATACAAACACTTATCCTTTGAGGAAAGACAACAAATGACCTTTGATTGGAGATATAGAGGTTGGACAGTTTTAGAATTATTAACCGAACAAGAGGTTGATGAATTAAACGAAGAATTAGATAGATTAAGATTGGAAAGAAATACAAACGAACCTGAAAAATGGCAAGAGTTTGAACCAATCATGCACCCACACAAAGTTTCTGAAAAAGTTGAAAAAATGTTTTCACATCCAAAAATTGTGGAAGCATGTGAATTTCTAATGGAAGGTAATATAGTCGGAATGCAAACTTGGGGTTATTATAAACCAAAAGGTGAATTAGGTAGAGACCAACATCAAAACGCATTTTATACAGGATGTGGACATAATGAAATTATTAACACTGCATTAGCATTAGATAATCACGACCCTGAAAATGGAGCAGTTTGGAATTATGAAGGTTCACATAGATTACCTATATTACCAATTGAAGATAATGAGGAAAGAAAGAAAACAAATACAGGTAACTGGAGAAGTGAGAGAGGTAAGAGTTGTGTAATGCCAGAAGGACATGATTTCAAAAAGATTGAAGGATATTTAAGAAAAGGACAAGTTGCATTATTACACTCACATGTTGTACATGGTAGTGAACCAAATAGAGATACTACAAGAATGAGAAGAAACTTCTTATGTGGGTATTTAAAGAAGGGTGCATATTTCAATCCAGGAAATCAAATGAAAAGAGAACCAATCGACATCTATGAGATGAAACAAAAGCATTGGGGAGAATAAATTTTGTAAATCAAAATATTTTTAGTATATTAGTAGGGTATGAATCTAATTGAAGATAAACATACCCTACTTTTGTTTTTAAAGGGTAATGTAAATATTGACCTTATCATTCCTGTATGGAGTTCTCATAGAGCACATCCGTTGGGAAATCGTTTATCGTTTATTTATTATAGACAAAGTGACGGAAGTGATGGAATAATTAATTTGAATCACATAGATGCAAAGAAATTAGACAAGTTTGATATATCCAAAATAGTCCATGTAAATACATTAGTTTTAGACAATAGGTATTTAAACACCATAGGATTGGATTATGAGTGGGTTTACTTTGAAGAGAATGGGAAACCATTTATCTTTAATGAGGTCGTAGAATCGGTTTATAGGGGGTATAGAAACGACTTTAAAGAGTTAAATGATTGTGTACCTTTAATGAAATGGTATGAAATCTTAAAGACAATCCCAAATATCAGTACAAGAAACGAATGGAATAGAAAATATACATCAGCAATCCAAACATTGGGAAGGTTGGAAGGGGCTGGGGTAAAGGTCGTTAGAGAAAAATTTATTGATAGTTTTAACTTCAACGAGCAATATCTGCGAAAGAATGATATCGTCTACACACAATATAACCCATACACTACGACGGGAAGGCCATCCAATAGACATCTTAACGTAAACTACTCTGCTTTAAACAAAAGTGATGGAACGAGAGAAATGTTTATAAGTCGTCATCCACATGGTACATTGATTCAATTTGACTATGAGTCTTATCACATTCGTTTGATTGCGAAAATGGTTGGGTATGAGTTTCCAACGGGTACAACGGCTCACCAACACCTTGCAAACCTTTATGGGTGCGATATAGAGACAGCAAAGAAAATAACCTTTACATACCTTTATGGGGGATTAGATGAGAATGCACGAGAAATTCCATTCTTTCAATTGGTAGATAAATACATTAAGAAATTATATCAATCGTTCGTCATTTCGGGAAAACTTACGACACTCTTATATAAAAGAGAAATACCATTTGATAGAATTGAGAGTGCAAACGAACAAAAGGTATTCAACTACTTACTACAATCGTTAGAGACTGAAATCAATTATATGAAGATTGGTGAGGTCATGGAGTATTTGAGTGGGAAAATGTCAAAAATGATACTTTATACCTATGATGCCTTTCTTATAGACACTCATCCTATTGAAAGAGAAAATCTTTTAAACGACATTAGAGAGATAATGGAGAAAGGCGGTTTCCCGGTTAAAGTTGAAGAAGGAGAGAATTATAACAATTTAGAGGTTATAAGTTAAAATTTTATATTTATATCATATAATTATATCCAATTAATAGACAATAATATGCGTTTAATAAACCTCATTCCATTACAAGAGATTGATTTTCCATCTCAGGCAGCATTTGACACTTATAGTAAAAATCATAAATTAAGACCTGATACAAAGGTAGTAGTTGCAGGTAGAGTAACAACTGCAGGTAGAGCATCTAAAGTTGGTGGAACATCCGTTTTTGGTAATGATGATAAACTAAAAAAATATGGTGATAATGCGTTTAATCAAATGATGGCCGATAAGGATAAAAAAGAACCTAAAAGAGTATCTTTATCCGATGAACTGGACAACATAAAAGATTTAACCGATAATAATGACCACAATGGTGCAGTTATGGCCTTAGCAAAAATGATGGGAGATAAATCATCTACGGCTGAAATGCAAAAAATTCAAAAATATCACAATTCAAAAGGCCATATGCCACAATCTTTAATTAAATATAGAAGTTCAATTTTGAATAACTTATTAGCACAGGCTAAAAAGACATATGGTGATAAGTTTGCAAAACAATTACAAAATTCATTTTAATAATATAAAAGAATGTCAATAAATTTCCAAGAAATCCTTAAAGAATTAGAATATCGTGTAGAACATGGTATTATTGATTTGACAAAAGAGGAACAAGTTACAAAATTAGTACAAATTTTAAGAGAAAATGGTGTTTCTGATGCCAACGAAATTGCACAGAAAGCAAGAGTATATTATTCTTATTTGGATGAAGCAAAACAATCATTAGATAAAGTATTAAAACAAAAATTTATAAACCCAGATACCGATAGAGAGGTAACTGTTGCTTCTGCATTAGGATATAAGAAAAATTCCAATGCATATCTTAAGGCAAAAGGTATGATGAGTACTGCAGGATATTCGGAAAAGGATATTGATATGGTAGATGCTGGCCCTGATGACGAAGAAAAACCTGTAAAACCAAAATCAAATGTATTTGGTAAAGATAAAGGTGGTAAAGTATTTGAACCAAATACAGTAACAGTTACCGATGACAAACAAAAATCAGATAAAGTTCACTCTACATTATATCCTTCGGATAAAATCCAAAAAGGTAAGGTAATGGGTGAATCCAACGAAGGTGACAATCAGGTTAAAAATGATATGTTAAAACATGGATTTGGTGGTTATCAAAAAGCTACAAAAAAGAAACCTGCTCCGGGTTCAGCCGGTTCTGCGTTTAACGAAATAGTATCGGGAGAAGGTGTAAAGATATTAGAAAAATATCCTGATTTAAGTGAAACGGAATTGGCACGCGTTATGGTGAAACAATTTTGTGGAACAAAATTAGGAAAAGAACAATCACCATCCACAGATGTAATGAGGTCACTACCAGCTGATTTAAAGAACAATGCTTGTGCATCAAAAGCTTTAATATCTGCTAGGTCTGCAAAAGACAAATACGATAAGGCTAATAATACTAAACAAGATTTACAACAAAAGGGATTATTATCAAAAAATACCAAAATAACTCCGTTTTATGGTGCAGATGATTCAAAGTCTGCTCAAATAGAAATGGTTAAAAAGGCAAAAACAATAATGCTTCCAGATGGGACTATGGTTAGAAGAGACGACGCAATTGCATTTGTAGCTGCAGGTGGTGGAGGAACAAACCCATCAGATACTGCAGTGTTTATACAAGATGATAAGGGTAATTTGGTAATGAAATTTTATTCAGATAAAACATCACCTGCCGACATACAAGATAACTCAACACTATCACAAGAAATAACAGATAAAGTTTCACAAATTGATTCATTGGAACAAAATAAAATTATAAATAAAAAACAAGCAGCTGCAGCCAAAGGAATTATAGCAACTCATGCTAAAGGTATTCAAATAATTGAAGAATCTTATTCCGAAGGAAATAAATTCGTTGCACAAACCTTTATTAAAGGTGGTACTGGTTATGATTTAAAAGAACAAGTAAAAATATTAAATAATAGTGAATCTATTTCGGATAAAAACTGGTCTGAGGCCGTAATGGACAAAAAGGGTATTAAAAAAGAAATAATAGAAAATTTACCAAAAGGTTGTAATATTAAAAACCCATCAAAAGAATGCCAATATGCTAGTTTATTAAAAGTAGTAGCAAGTGGAAATGGTACGAATGCACAACAAAAAATTATAATGAAAATATCAGGAATATTAACTGATAATTTTATAAATGCGGAAAAAGAAATACCAGAAGGAATCGATGTAAATAGTATAGTAAGTGTTCAAAGAAAAAAAGTTGCAGATTCTTATCATAAAATGTTTAGAAATTTGGATGAAATAGTTGTAAAAGTTGGTAATACTAAAAAAGGATTAGGAACATATACACAATCTGAAGATGTAATTGATTCTCTACATTTAACTCTTATGGATTCTCCACCAAATAAGTATGTACCGGGTAATCCAAATAGTATGATGGGCCAGGCATTTGAGGCAAGTATGGGTGGTGTTATGGTTAATGGACAATTATTGAGAGAATGTTTGGGTGTTCAAAATACACAAGAATTTAAAGAAAAATTTTCCGTAAAAGAAACACAAGAAAACACTTATGAATTTTCTGAAAAAGAAGCTATGGTAAAATTACAGACAATGGGTATATCTAAGCCTACGAAAAAACAATTGCAAAACGCAAGAAATGTTACCGGTATGAAAATTCTTAGTTATGCCGTTGATAAAAAAACGGGTCAACAACAGGAAGTTGGATATAGAACATATAGAGGTAAAGCAGGAAAAACATCGAAAACTAGTACAACAATGCAATATAGTCCTCAAATGCAAAATTGTTTTAAATCAAAAAGTAATAAGAAATAATGAATACACAACTACTTTGCCTTTTTACGACAAAGGAGGAATTAGATAAATCGGTTAATTTTATATTAACAAATTATACTCTAACTAACCCAAATGTTTTCATTTTAGAAAGTAAGATAAGACCTGAAGAAGCATTTATTACTTTTAATGTTGAGAAAGGTTCTAATGCAATCCCTTCGGAATGGAAAACTATTTTAGTACATAGAAAGAAACAATCCAATTCAATATACACTATTAATGCACTTAATGAAGTAGTTAAGTCAAAAACGGGTGGTATGTTAGATAATTCTTATATGATTGATTGGGAAGAATTTAGAAATTGTATCTTAACCACATCTAATACAGGTTATAAAATGATACCTACAAAAGTATTCAAAAGTTTTAATACACAAAATTTGGAGAATTAAGATATTTTTCTTATATTTGTTTCATGACAAAGAGAAATAGATACACTCCAATTCAAATCCACGCAAACGTACCTTCGGACATTTTCGAAAACAATAGACGAGAACTTGCAAAAGCAATCGTAGATGGTATTGCATTCGGAATAAGAAATAAAAAGAAGAGAGTTGATTTCGCAAAAGTCTTAATTAAAGAGGTTATAGTTATTACATTATCCATTGATAGTAGAGAATTTACAGAATTATTAGAAGAACAATTACAAATCCTTATTGACTTTGAGGAATACGAAACTTGTGCTCTTGCAGTAAAATTGAAAAACAAATTAGAAACAATTAAAGAATAAATTATGGGTGAACAACATGTACCACTTACAATTGATGAAAACGGATTAGTTACATCAGTAGGAAAACAAAACAATGAATTAGACATTTACGAAGATTGTATTATGTGTGGAAAGAAAACCACAACACTTAAAACTGCTCATGTAGATTTTAGATATGGTTATGTAGAGGGAGCAGGACAAATGTGTAGAGAATGTTATTTAGGTGAGGATAGAAATCTTATCACTGTAAATAGTAGAACAATTTTAGATACACCAAACGATGCCGAATTAGGAGCAAAGGTTAGAGAATTATATTGGGAAAGTAAAAAATAAGTTATGGCAGAAAAGAAAAAAGATTCGGAGTTATTTTTAGGTGGAGGACATTTAAATATTCAATCATCACAATATGTTGAAACCTACAATTCATTAAAATTGATAACCATTGAAGATGGTGCAATTGAATTAAATGTAGAAATAAAAGCTGATTTTAGTAAGATACCTGAAAAATATCACGAAGTATTTTTAAATATGTTTTCATCAAAATATGTAGGAACAACATCATTTGGAGATAATCCATTTAGTCTATGTAAACCCGCACCTAAAAGAAAATGGTATCAAATATGGAAGTAAAAGAAATGGTTAACGGCCCTCAACACTATGGGGGAGTAGACAACCCATACGAAGTAATTAAAGTATGTGAAGCGTGGGGATTAGACAAAGATGCTTACTTATTCAATGTAGTCAAATATGTTGCAAGAGCAGGTAAAAAAGACCCTCAAAAGGAACTGGAAGACCTCAAAAAAGCTGTATTTTACCTCGAAAGAAAGGTAAAAAACCTCCAAAAATAAATTTGGTAATGTGGAAAAATAGTCGTATATTTATAGTAATAAAAGATGAAAAAGTTATATTTAGATATAGGAATATCGCGATATAAACCTCAACTTTAAAAACAAATTTTAAACCTTAAAAACAAAAAAACAATGGACATTTCATTGGCTCTAAAGAGATTTAGCTCTTTACAAAACAACACTAAAAAGTCGGATTCAATCTTTAAACCGGCAAACGGAAAATCTCAAGTGAGAATCGTTCCTTACAAGTTCAACAAAGACATTCCTTTCATTGAACTTTACTTTCACTACAACATTAACAACAAGACTTATTTAAGTCCAATGTCATTTGGTAGACCTGACCCTATCGTTGAGTTTGCAGAAAAACTTAAAAGAACAGGTGATACCGATGATTGGAAAGCAGGTAAGAAAATGGAACCAAAGTTAAGAACTTTTGTACCAGTTATCGTAAGAGGTAAAGAATCAGAAGGAGTAAAATTCTGGGGATTCGGTAAGACAGTTTATCAAGATATATTAGGTTATATCGCTGACCCTGATTACGGAGATATTACAGACCCAAACACAGGTAGAGATATCGTATTAGAAGTAATGTCAGCAGAAGAGTCTAACGCATCTTATCCAACAACAACAATTAGAGTTAAACCTGCAACATCTAAATTAGCAGATTCTCCGGAAACTATCCAACAATTATTAGATGGTCAAAAAGAAATTACTGAATTATATCAGGAATTATCTTACGCAGAATTAAAGTCAGTTTTAGAAAATTGGTTAAATCCATCAGCAGCAGTTAATGATGAAATTGTTGAGGAATTAGAAGCACCAAAACCAAAAGCAGTAACACCAAAACAATCCGATATTTCGGTTGACTTAGGTGGAACATCTGATATTAGTGGTGACTTACCTTGGGAAAAGGAAGAAGCTCCTAAACAAAAGGATGATGTAGCATCAGCATTTGATGATTTATTTAACAATTAATAATTAGGTTACAATGGCCAAAAGAGAAGAGGATTTAGCAAGTATTCTTGCTGATTCATTAAACAAACAAAATAAGGATGGTAAGATTGCCTACTTTCTAAATGATGAAGGTGGTGATGCTCCTACCAATGTTAAAGATTGGATTTCAACTGGCAATGCTATGTTGGATGTTGCAATCTCTAATAGACCTTATGGTGGCTTCCCTGTTGGGCGTATTAGTGAGATTACGGGTTTAGAGCAAAGTGGAAAATCTTTGCTCTCCGCCCATCTCCTTGCTGAAACACAACGCAAAGGTGGAGTGGCCGTATTGATTGATACCGAAACTGCCGTAAGTAGAGAATACTTAGAAGCAATCGGAGTAGATATTTCAAAGTTATTATATGTTTCAGTTGATACCGTTGAAGGTATTTTTGAAGCATGTGAAACAATTATTGAAAAGGTTAGAACAGGAGACAAAGATAGATTAGTTACAATCGTAGTCGATTCAGTAGCAGCAGCATCTTCAAAGAAAGAGATGGAAGCTGATTACGATAAAGATGGTTACGCAACGGACAAAGCTATTATCATTTCAAAAGCAATGAGAAAGATTACTAATATGATTGGTCGTCAGTCAATTGCACTTGTATTCACAAACCAATTAAGACAAAAGATGAACGCAATGTTTGGTGACCCGTGGACAACATCGGGTGGTAAGGCATTAGCATTTCATAGTTCAGTTAGATTGAGATTGAAGAATATGGGACAATTGAAACAAGGTGATAGAATCGTAGGTATTAAAGTTCGTTGTCAGGTTATTAAAAATAGAATGGGCCCACCATTGAGACATGCAGACTTTGATATTTTCTTTGACAGAGGTATTGATAATTTCGGTGGATGGTTAGCAGTTATGAAAGATGCTAAAATCCTTAAGCAAGCAGGAGCTTGGTATGAATATATTGATATTGATTCGGGAGAAGTTATGAAGTTTCAATCTAAAGACTTTGCAAAAATGTTACAAGATGACAAACTTAAAGAACAAATTTATTTAAGAATTTGTGAAACTGCAATATTGCAATATAAGAACAATTCCAATTCGGATGAAGTTGAAGTAACAACGGACGAAGCAAATGAGTCAGATTAGTAAAAAGTATTTAGATATACTAAAAGAAATAGATGAAGAACATAAAGGATTTGGAGATTTGCAACGCAACTCTAAAACCTTAGTAATTGATGGTCTTAATACCTTCATTCGTTCTTGGTCAACCGCTCCGAATCTTAATGATAACGGAGACCACATTGGAGGCATAGTCGGTACTTTAAAAAGTATCGGCTTTGCAATCCGTACAATTAACCCCACAAGAGTTGTCGTTGTTTTTGACGGCAAAGGTGGTTCACAAAGTAGAAAAGACATATATTCAGGTT